GCGCAGGAACGTCGTTGCGTCGGCAGTGCCTGACGATGCCAGTCGGGCGGTCGCAATGACTCCGCTAGCGATGTCCGAGGCGGCGTGGGTGTGGGACGTACTGGCTTTACCGGCCAGGTCAGTCACCAGATTGGTGATGTCGCTCTGGGGGTGGGTATGGCTGGAGGCGGCCTTGCCAGCCAGATCGGTCACCAGGTTGGTGATGTCGGACTGGGGGTGGGTGTGGGCCAGCGGGGTGCGGGCATCGGAGAGACGGGAGTCGTTCCCGATGCAGACGGTTGTACCTGAGGTTCCCGTGGGGATACGGGCAATATTCAGTGTACCAGACGTGACGTCTCCGGCGGCATGGGTATGCGATGCGGCAGCTGCACCGATGGACGCCGGGGAGATTGGATCGGTACCCAAAGTGGCGTGGTCGGCCGCGTGGCCGATCGGGGTACGGGCGTCCGACAGACGGGCGTCGTTGCCGATGCAAACCGTGGATGCCGAGGTCCCTGTCGGGATACGGGCGATGTTGAGGGTACCGGAGGTGATGTCACCTGCGGCATGGACGTGGGCGGTGGGCGTACGGGCGTCCGACAGACGGACGTCGTTGCCGACGCACGCGGTCGTACCGGAGGTGCCGAAGACGACGCTCAGGGTACCCGTATTGGTGATGGGGCCGCCAGTGAGGCCGGTTCCTGAGTTCACCTGGGTGACAGTACCCGAGCCGCCACCTCCTCCACCGGAAGCGGCGACCACCTTCTTGGCGATCTTCTCGATCTCGTTCTGTTCGATGCGGTCAAACTGACTCATGTCATGATCTCCATGTCCAGCCACGCCGGAGCGAGGTGGTCTACCAGCTGCTTGAGGGTGTCCTCGCTGTAGTTGTTGTTGACGTAGTAGTCGAAGATGTCGGGGTAGCGGCCCTGCGAGTACAGCATGGCGAGTCGTTCCGACTCATGCTTGCGCCACTCGGCGTCCATGTCCTTGATACGGGCCATGCCGTCGATGAAGACGGTCGTGCCGCCCATGCCCTCGATCAGCTCGAGTTCGTTCATGTAGCGGACGTCGTCAAAGATGGCGACGGTCTCCTTGAACTCCGAGTTGAATCCGTGCTTGTCCATGTGCTTGTACATGGCCGCCTCGGCATTGGCGAGCTTCAGCAGGTTCATGGCGGCCCTGTTCACCCAGTAGCCCTCGCCTGAGATCCCGGGTCGGAAGTCCGGGTCTCGACGGGTCTCACCCCAGCGTTGAAGCACCGCACGGTACTTCTTTGGGTCCTTGTCTTTGGACAGCCCTAGGCGTTCGGCGGCGTCCTTCATCGGCTTGGCGAAGGACACCTTGACGGGACTGAGACCGTGCTCCTTGCACCAGTCGAACAGGTAGTTGGCTGCGGTCGTCTTGCCGCCTCGGGCAAGCCCGGCAAATGCAACGATGATCAAGTCAGGTCTCCGGTAAGGGCGTTCCAGGAAAGAGGGAAGTGCTTGGAGCAGATGTCGCCGACAAGATGAGCGTACACCTGAACCTCGGCTTGGGCGTGGGAATCGACGCGAAGACGGTACATGCGGGACCATGCGTACAGGCTGCCGGTCCAGATCCACTCCGTCAGCATCGACTGCGGAAGGATCATACGGGCCTGTTCGGGACACACGCCCTTCTCGATCATGTCCTGATAGACCAGCAGGGCTGCATCGTGCAGGTCCTGGTAGCTGGACATGAACAGGTCGCTGTGGGCGTTAGCTGTGTGGCTGGAGCCCTGCTTGACGTTGTCGGCCTTATCGCGGAAGAACGAAGGATAGTAGAACTCAGGGTCCGAGTTGACGTAGCGCCGGGACACCTCGTTCCAGGCGAAGCCGACCTGGTGCTTGGCCAGTTGACGGGCGACGAAGATCGGCGCCTTGAACCGCATCTGCACAGACACATGCGAGAACGGCGACCAGTGGTTGTGACGGGCCAGGTAGTTGATCAGGCGCTCGTTCTGTGACGGCGTGAACAGATCTGCCGTCTTGTCCATAGACACCCGGGCCGCATCGCAGACGGTGTCGTCCGATCCCATGTGAGTGATGTACTCTACCATCAGTGGGTCTCCGCCCAGTTGTTGCCGATCTTGTACTCGCCCTTGAGGGGGCACTTGAGGTTGAGGAACTTGCCAGCTTCCGTGATGGCGTTCACGGCCATCTTGCCGACGTCGTCTGCGATCTCCGGGTCGCACTCGATCTGCCACTCGTCGTGCACGTTCGCCATGAACGCAAAGCGACCGGGGTGCTTGTCACGGAGCTGACCATACAGGATAGACAGCGATGCCTTCATGACCACCGCACCAGCTGACTGGAGCAGGAGGTTGAGGGCGCTGTGGGCCGACCGCACGGGAAGGGGGCGCTTGTCGAGCCCCTTGAGGTAGCCGCGCTGGGCGACGATGAACTCGAGCTGGGCCAGCAGCTTGGCATACGCAGGGACTTGCTTCTTGAACTGGGACTTGAGTCGGTTGCCGTCCTGCACGGTGCCACCGACGATCTTGCCGACCTTAGCGTCGCCAGCGCCGTACAGGAGACCGTAGATGAACGTCTTGGCCTGATCGCGGGTCGAAAGGCCAGCCATCTTCTGGTTGTGGGTATGGACGTCGCCGTCGCACACGACCTTGGCATAGTCACCGTTGTCGTAGTCGGCAAGGTAGTGGGCGAACATGCGGAGCTCGAGTCCACTGGCGTCGGCACCGACCTGAACCCAACCAGGACGGGTGGGCTTGAACAGACCGCGGCACTGGGTGCCATACGGGGAGCCGCAGCGCGGCACCTGAGCCATGTTAGGCTCACTGTGGGTCATGCGACCGGAGACGGCTCCGTTGGTGTTGACCGAACCGTGAACCCTGCCGTTGCGCGCCTTCTCGACCCAGCTGGAGAGCTGACTCATGCGCTTGTCGACCATCAGGTACTCGTTGAGGAGCTTGGCCTCGGGGTACGACATGTCCTCGAGGATGGACTCGTCGATCTGCGGCTTGCCGGTCTCGGTGAACTGCTTTGGCTTCCAACCGTACTTCTTGATCAGGGCAGCGGCGATCATGTCACGGGAGCCTGGGTTGAACGGGACTTCCTTGACCTTGGTCTTGAGCTGGATCTGCTTGGGAGGGAACGCCTGCTGCAGTTCCTCGGTGACCTGCATTCGACGGGTGCTGAGGTCGGTCATCAGCAGCTGTGCGGACATGTCGTCGAAGCCGAAGCCGTTGAGGTACTGCTTGGCGATGATCTCGGCGGTGTTGTGCTCGAGCTGGACGGCGAGCGGACAGGCGTCGGCAAGCGGTCGCAGCTTCTCGTAGATCATCTTGGTGATGGCGACATCCTGGATGCAGTAGGCGATCATCTCAGCGCTGAGCTGCGACCAGTCGCTGTGGTCGCCCTTGGCGGCGCCGAGGTGCTTGCCCCAGGCCTCGAGGGACGAGCCACCGGCGGGATGCTGGGAACGGTCGGGCCACAGGAGACGCGACACCAGGCAGGTGTCGAACGTCTTCTTGGTCAGCCGCCACGGATCCTGTGTCTTGCACAGCTTGGCCAGGGCAGGGATGTCGTAAGCAACAACGTTGTGGCCGACGACGAGGTCGTACGTCATCAGGCGCTTTACCAGCTGGTCTGGATCGTAGAAGATCTGAGGCCCGGTGAGGTCGGTGATGACACCCACCCACATCTTGGAGCAGGTGTCGAGAAGTCCGTCAGTTTCGATGTCGAAGAATGCTGTCATCATGGGTAGCACTTACTCCTTGTCGGTTTGGTTCAGTCCTTCTTGACGGCGGCCTTGGGGGCCGGAGCCGGGGTCGGCGGCGTCTCGAGCTTGGAGACCTTCTCCTGGAGCTCGCGGAGGGCCGCCTTCAGCTGATCGACGTGCTGGATCAGCATCTTGGGCGAGTAGGACGTGTAGGACGGGAAGTTCGGGGGAATGTCAATCATGCGAGTGCCTCGAAGACCTTGGTCGGGTCTAGCTTGCTTGGCGTTGCGGACGGATCGAACAGGATCTCGCCATCCTCATTGATGGCGAAGGGCACCTCTACAAGGCGCCCCGTCTCGTAGTTGTAGTTCAGAGCAGTGGCGATGCCTGACTGACCGGTGAACCGGTTCTTCAGGACACGCACCACAGTGGTGTTGGCCGTCATCTTGTCGGTGTGCTGGCGGTCGCGCTCGAGGGCGATGACGGTGTTGGGAACGGACGACAGGCTGCCTGAGCCTCGGAGATCCTGCACGGTGATGCGTGCTCCCTCCTCGTAGCCCTTCCCAGTGCTTGGCTTGCGGAGTTGGCTGATGACGTCGAGATGGACGCCGGTGCGCTCCACGATGGACCTGAGCTTCTTCATCATGTCGTCGATGATCAGCCGCTCGGATCCGCCGTCTTCCGAGTCTGACAGCATGCCAGCGACCGCAGCCGTGATGTGATCGAGGATGACCACCTTGCACCCAAGTCCCACAGCCATGTACTCAATCCGCGCGAGGAGATTGTCGTATCCGCTTGATCCCATGTGATCATAGATGTACAGGGGGAGGGAGTCGACTGTCGTTCGAGCTGATCGGTATTCGTCTTCGGACAGTGTGGCGTCGAAGTCTGCATGGAGCGGTGCCTTTCCTGTGTTCTCCCTGAGTTGGTTCAAGGCCTTGAAGGCGAACGTACGCCTGACAGGCTTGTTGACGAGAAGGGAGACGATGTCGTCAACGGTCTCTGACGGTGACTCCTCGAGCATGATCATGCCAACCGGCCTGTCGTTGAACAGGTGGTGCATGGCCAGCTCTCGGATGATGGTGGACTTTCCAGAGCCAGTACCAGAGGTCCACAGGGTGATCTCGCCGCCGCGCTGTCCGATCAGGTAGTCGGTGAGCGCTGGCCACGGGAACTCCCAGACCTCGGTCGATGCGTGCTCGCCCTGCGGGACGTCCTTGACATGGAGGATGCCGTCAGGACGGTAAGCTTGGGCTTCCCACAGGCAGGTGATTAGCTGACGTGCCTCGCCAGCCAGCCACATCTCGTTGGCGTCCTTGCGGGGCAGCGAGGCGATCTTGGCCTTGCCTGGGGGTAGGATCTCAGCCACCTGCTTGGCGGCTTCGCGTCCCGGTTCGTCATTGTCGAAGCACAGCACGACTTCCTCGTATGAGGAGACGAAGTCGTAGTTGACCTTGATGGCTGCTGCCGCACCGGCTGCACCGGTTGGCAGGCTGACGACAGGCCACTTGCAGTCCTGGGCCTGAGCGATGGTCAGGCAGTCGATCTCGCCTTCGGTGATGACGAGCCGCTTGCCGCCGACGCGCCAGAGGTGC